GTATCCCCTATGCTTGATACTTCCCTTGTTTCGTCACCAGACTGCACAAATAAAGCAGGGAATTGAGCGTCACTTAATTCCTCGACCTCAAATGGTTCTCTTGTAATCTTTTTGAACTCAATCGGACTTGTAACCGCATCAAGCTTTGTAATTATGTCACCTGCTATGTTTTCTCTTTTGCTCATAATCGCATTTCTTTGAAATAAAAACTCGCAAACTCTGCTTTTAGCTTATCTTCTTCTTTATTACCTATAGCAAAGAATGGTCTTGTTATACGCCTTTTACCTACCCCAAATGTGTCGTGATAACTGGCTATCTTTGCTCTTTCCATGTTTGAGAAAAATAATGTGCTTTTTGTACCACCTGTTTTGAAATCTAAACTACGAAACATCTTACCTGTGTCCGTGAGGTCTACAAATCCTGTCTGTCTACCCCTCTTTTTACGGCTTCTAACAGTGCTTGGTGCGTATGCCCTCATTTGACCGCCATCTGGTAGCTTACCTGCCTGTGTACGCTTGGTAATCATAAGAACCGCCATATTAGAAACCCTGTTTAATGATTTCTGTATAACGGCCTTTTGCTTCCTACCCATGTTTTTCAATAGGTTTGTGACGGCTATCGCATTTACGTCAACTTTTACGTCTACCGCCATTAGCGTACTAATCTCAAATGATGTATGGGTTCTTTTTCGCTATCACTTACTGTACCGCCACCATCTTCATCATACTCAACTCCATCCCTAAGAATAGCTTGAAATTCTTCTTCATATCTATCCCTGTAGAAATCTATCTGCACTTGGAAAGCGTCTTTTCCTTCCCCTGTGTCTGGGTCACGCCATTTTGTCAAAATAGGATAAACATACTTCCATAAACACAAATAAACAACTGATTGTGTCCACTGTGAGTCTGTTAGTTTAGAACTATCCATTTCTACTGATGTTATTTTAGTAATGTCCTTATAGCGTACTGTGTGCCTGTATCTTTCCCACCATTCTTCTCTGACACGCCTAATTACATCATTTTCAGCAAATTGAAGTTGGTCTTCAAAGGTGGTTATACCAAAACCTAGAATATCTGGCTGTATCTTCTGTAGGCTAGTATTAGCAACATTAAATTCGTTTGTAGCCATTAGTCAGCCTTTTTTGTTTTCTTAGGCTTTGGTGCTTCTTCTATTACTGGCTTTGGCTCTACTTTTGGTTGTGCTTTTGGCTTACCATCGTCAAGCGTCCAACCTCGTAAACCCCAAATGTTTTTATTGTTTTCGTAATCGACTTTGCGTCTTTCAATAACTCTATCGCCTTTAACAAGCTTTACCATTTCCATTGTCATAATCCCTTAAAAAAAGGGGGTAGTTTCCCACCCCCATAGTTTTTATGTAGCTAGTGTGTCAGCAGTTAACTTAACCCCATAACTATCATGGATTTCACTAACTCCATAAACGGCAGTTGCAACAATTTCATCTGCTCTTAATGAAGCATCTCTTTGAGTTTCAAGCTTTAGGTCTTGCATCATTGCTAACGCTAGAGCGTCTTGAGAGAATACACCACCGATAGAGTCATCTGAACCATCTACAGAAATATTTGAAGATTCAAAGATTTGAACCCCTGCAATAGTTCCTACGAAACCGGTTCGCATGGCTTCGTTTGATAGTTCGGTATCTCTACCCACAAATGTATTTGTCAAAGACTTCTTAACGTTGAATATCTGCTTTGGGTGGAAGACTCCGTAATATGGTGCAGGTGCGTTTGCTGTTCTAAGCTCTGCACTTGCTTCAAAGATATCTTGCACTGTGAGTTCTTGACCTGCTCCACCTGCTTTCTCTGTTGAAAAGCCTGTGAATAACGCTGATAAGTCTGCATCCACTTTTCTTGCGATAGCTTCACCGAATAATCTACCAATGTCACCTGCAACGTTTCTTGATGCTGAGTTTCTAGCTAAGTCGGTTAATGTGGTCATTACACCTACTTCACTAGCTGTTATGGTAACAGAAGTTGGGTTGACCGCAGTGTTTGACAAGTCAGTTGCTTCGTTTACGGCTGATGCTGACACAGTTGCGTATATTGGTACTTCGACAGACTTACCGCCACCTGCAATAGTGTAGTTTCTAACAAGGTTTCTCATTATTGATTGCTCACTTGCTACGAACAATGCTTCGGCTACGATTTCGGTATAGAGTTCCGAAATGGTACTACTGGTTGTTTCATTTGCCATTTTTTACTCCTTTAAATAAAACAAATTAAGGGTTTGAGTTAATCACATAAGGCTTAGAATTTCGTTGCTTTCGATATTCAGCATACTTCTTTCTGTCCTCTGGATTGTTCATGTTTAATTCACTCAGATTTAAAGGCTTATTGAGTTCTTGCCTATCCACATTTGACACTGTGCCAGAACCGCTAGGGGTTGCACTGACAAAGTGAGGGTTTTGTGTAAGAAACTCTTGCACTAATTCGTCTGTGGTCAAAAGTTCACCCAATTTACTATAACGTGCTATTCCATTTTTATCAAGAATTTCCACGTTACCACTTTCATTTAGCTGAATATTTCCTTTCAACAACTCAACAACTTGGTCTGGATTGATGGCTTTATGCCTAGATGCTGAAGATAATAACGACTTGTTTATCTTGATATCTCTCAGCTGACTTTCTAAATTTTCTTTCTCTTTGTTAAATTCTTGGGTTCTGGCTTTTAGTATTTCTTCAAACTCACCCTTTTGAATACGTTGCTTTTCTTCCGCATCCTTCTGTGACTTTACAGCTTGTTTAATCGTTTCAAAGTCCTCAACACCAAGCTTTTTATACCAAATACCTCTTTCTTTGCCTAATCGCTTTCGAACGATTTCATTCATTTCATCTTCTGTGAACATTACCTCACTAGATGTTTCCTCAACTTGTGGTGTTTCTTCTTCTTTTGGTTCAGTAGTCTGTTCTACTTGGTTTTCTTCAGCCATTTAAATCTCCTTTATTTGGATAATATCTTTATAACAAAGTTTTATATCAAATGCTACTAATCTTCATCTTCTGGTTCTAGCCAATCATAGTGACCTTCTTTACTAGCTATTTCTGTGAGTCTTTGAAACATCCCTTCATCGAAACTAGCAAAAAACAGCCTATCTTTATCGCCTATTTGTCTTCCTATCTCTCTAAATCGTTTGTAATCTTTAACAGTTAACACTTTTTTTTCAAAAATATCACTTGCTTCTGCTAATAATGGGTTCATTTCAACACCTCATTTTCTAAAAATTCAATAAAATTTGGGTCAACTAATTCTTCTCTACCCATGTGATACAAACTAAAGTTTTCACAAAACCACTCTTTCGCATTATATGTTGAATAGCGTGTTGCACCTTTTTGAAAAAATGATTTCCCTCTATCGAATTCATAATCCATAAATTTACCTTCTAGGGGTGGTGCATCCCATAGTTCTTTATTTAGATTTTTCATTTGATGAACTTGGTGTCCAAACTCGTGATATAATATTTGCCTAAATTTATCCATTTCTTCTTCAAAGTAATTGAAAGCGTTATGTGGTCTTACCCATGTATCTGGTTTTTTCTTTCTTTCTTTAGAAACGGAATCGCCTATCTTGAATTTTTTTGCTAACTTCGTATTTTGTTCGTATGCACCTTTTGATAAAAATACATCTCTATAGCTTTTATTTTCTAAAAGTTGTAAAGCGTTTCTTGATTTTCTGTTAAAATATTTAGGGTTCATGTATAAGTTTCCATCACCCATTGACATTAACGCTTTTGATTTAGCTGTAACAGTAATCGACCTAATTTTAGGAACATTATACAATTCAGCCAATTCATCTAATTCTTTCATCATAGCACCTAATTGACTTGCTATTTCATCGTCTAGTTTTTCAATACCACTCACATTTCCGACATTTGCTGTTCCAAACCTCGAAACAGGCGAACCATTAAACGTAGGGTATCTATCATCCTTTGCGTTTCTGGCTATCTGCTTTTTCAAGTCAGCCATAACGATAGCACTAGAAACAACGTCTACTTCTTCTTCTCTTACTGGGTTCTTTAATGTTGACCTTCTGCCTTTTTTTGTTGGGGGTATTGGTGTTTCTTCTATCTCTGGTTCTTCTGGAACTTGGTCTACTGTTTCTTCACCCCATGATGGGTCTGTTGGAATCCAAGTATGTCGGCATCTATAGCCACCCCTTACTATAAATGGGTCACCAGTAGACTTTCCTTGCCATGAACGATTTATCCAAGTTTCTCTTATTTGTTCTTCTGTGAGTGTCTTATTCAACATTGTTTTGCAAAAATCTCTGCTATCTCTAACCAATGTTCCTGTGTATGTGAAATGTGTAAGACCTGCTTCTTTGGCTTTTGCAATAGTGAATTGTCCGTGAAACTGCATTACTGAATCATGTGCTATCTGGCTTGCGTAACGTCTAAGGTTATTACCTGCCCTATCACTTGCATATTGTGTATGTAACTTTCTAACAGCGTCTTCAACTTGTGCTTTTTTTGCACTATCAAACTTATTTTCATTAATAAAATCTACCAGTTCATTTATTTCTGCGGTGTTTGACCTCTTGTAAACTCCATTGATATGTGACCTTATGTTTGAAACCATGTCATCAAAGGGTCTACCTGCTATTGTGCTTTGGTATACTTCATCGTTTATTACTTTTAGAAATCGCTCTGCTATATCTTCAAAGCCACTGAAGGATTGTGTTTTGAGTGCGTTCAATGTGGTTAGGTCTACTTCTGTTAGGCTTTTGAACTTTTTAGGTATAGGCATTTCTCCAAACGTATCCAAGACCTCTTTTGCAATCTTGTTATATTCTTCATTTATTATGGTATCTGCTTCATCTAAGAAAGTGGTTTCCACAAGGTTTCGGATAGCAGGTTGTAATTGTATCGCTAGTCTTTGTGAAACAAGTTTACCCTTTGTGGCTCTTGTTACTTCTCTTATTACGTCTTCTTCTAGCCTGTAAAGTACATCAATAATACGCTGTTCGTGTTGGTCAGCTAATTTATCTAATATTCTCGACATTATAGGGGAAAGTCTTTTTTC